AGCTCATTGCCATGTGTGCAGGCATGTTACCTACATCAACATAAAAAATTCTTCTTTCTGGAGCACGTTGAATTCTGTAAATGATAATTGCATCTTCTAGCAATTCTTTTTGCTTGTAAACTTTAAACACACTTTCAAGCAATGAATTACCAAATGGATAATTGTTATCTAACCCTTCTGATAATGAAATGTGTACAATGTGTTTTGCGTCTACTGTAATTTCGTTTTGGCCTTGTTGGAAACGTGTTCCTGTTGGCTGTGCTGCATCGCCTACCATACCACGTGCAAATCCACCGCCGCTTGTATATGAACTTGTTCCGCTTGGTGATGTATTTGTTGTACCGTGTGGTGTAGTTGCAACTAAATCTTTAAAGTTAAAATTAATATCTTTAATTACATACTGCTCTGGAATCTTTCCTATAGATTCATTAACAATAATTTTAGAAACTTTTGCTTGATCAATATAAAGTAATTTTTTAGTTTCTGGATCTCTTAAAAAGAAACAATCTCCGTATTTGAAAGTGTTACGCACAATACGAAACATTCTGTTTTCAAACTGTTGAGACTTGCTCCACTTTTGCATTGCTTCTTTAAGAAGTTTAGTTTCAGTACCGGAAGGTTGTCCTCTAAAATTAAAATTAAAGTGACTTAGATTTCCGCCATCTTTTCCTGTACAAAATTCTGCAAGAATATCTAGTGCTGCATTTACTTCTGAATCCATATCCATAGTGTCGTATTGCATGTATTTTTCAATACGGTTTGGACTACCAGCATATACGTCAGGAAGATAAGAGCTGTAGTTTGAACGTGCAGGACCAGGACGGCCACCTCCACTAATAGGACTGTAACTGCCTGAATTATTATCAACTGCTACAGGTGTAAAATATTTTTTCCAACTCATATACTTTCTTTATGCCCTTATAGAATTCATTTCTTCTAATGCGTCCAATATGCGATATTGGACCCTTAATGTCTCGGCCGCCAATGCAGCCGTCTGCTCAGTATTTAGCCCAGCTTGTGCTGCCGCTTCTTTTTCTGACTTTCCAGGAACGTAATCTGGATTGTCCATTTTCTTTTGGCGAAGGTTTTGTTCAGCAATAACATCCAAAGCGTTAGTTTCATCACCTACTTTAATATTACCTCTTACACCATCAGGTCTAGCACTACTAACTTGTCCAACTGGTACACTTGCTCTAGTATCTTTAACTACTGTACCATCTGGTGATACCAAAAAGCTATCTTCGTTTTTGGCAAAATCTTTTAGTGTATCTGTTGCATTGCTTAAACTTTGGTTAAGTTCTAGTTCTGCTTCTTTTTGAGCATTAAGTTTAGCATCAGCTAAAGTACCATCTTTTGTTTGTTGTAATTCACCTTTAAGAGCTCTATTTAAATTTTCTTTGGCTATTGCAAGTTTCTTATCAAGTGCTTCGTCACGCTCACCACGTTCATCTAATTTTATTTTTTTCTTTTTTAATGCTTCAATTTCGTTTTCATATCTATTCTTAGCGAAGCGAACTTGAAGTTCTTCTCTTTGCGCTGCATTACCTTCTTTCATTAAGTCGATATTTTTTTGCATTTCTGCCTGCTCAGCAGCTTCTTCATCACTTGTACCAAGTGTTAAACTATCTCCCCATGATTTTAATTGAAGACCAAGCTCGTAGAATTTAATCCTCATATCGGATATTCCGAGTTTGAATAAATCTATTACATCTCCAACTGAACTAAAGCTATTAAAGAAATTAGTAAACGCTTGTCCAACAGCATCAAGTTTGTCATTCAACCAACCAAATGCTTCTGCAATCGGTGTTATTACCGGTTCAAAAGTATCACCAAACCAATTCAAACCGTCTGTTACCCAATTCAATGCATTTTTAAAACTTCCCATAAAGAAGTCACTAACACCTTCGATTGCAGGATATAAATTTTTATCTATCATATTACCTACATCGTCTACCATTCTACCAACGAATTCCATTGGTGGTGCAAAAGTATCTTCTAAAAGATCTTTAGTTGAATTAAATGCACCCATTAATTTTATTCCAACTACATCTGCTAATGGTTGGAATATTCCAGTAACATAACTTACACCGTCTGCTAACAATCTAAGTGGGCTAAGAACAAAATCAAGTGCATCTGCAAGTGCTTCGAATCCGTAACCTAATACTGTAATTACAGGATTAAGCACAGCACTAATAATATCTACCACAGGCATAATAACAGCACTAAGCATTCTAAATATAGGGAATAAAATCTTTTCTGTAAATCCTGCAATAACTTCAAAAGCACCCATCATGGTATCCATGATTCCTGTTGATGCTAACAGTCTAGTGAATGTTTGACTTATTTCATTAATACGTCTGCGCATTGCTTCCATAGCACTCATTTGTCCATCGGTAGCCTTTGCATTTTCATCTTGTGCTTTAGCACCTTTAAGTAATGCGTCAGTCTGAATGTTACCTGATTCAACAAGGTTCATATAATGATCAGCCATTTCAGCGTCAAATCTAGCAACGTCTCTAAATCTGCCTTTCATTTGTTTGCCTTCTTGAGACATCAAATTGTTTAATTCATTCCTTTGCTTCAGACTGATTGTGCCGCCAGCTTCTGTAATTTTTGCAAACTCCATCATCATAGCTGCTGACTTAGGCATGGTTGATGCAAACAATTGAGATTCTTTTGTTGTCGCACTTCCTGTAGTAATAATATCTTTAGCAATATCTTGTAAGCCTTTGGTTGGCATTCCTGATATTGTATTCCTAAACGAATCAGCAGCTTCTGCTGTCATGCCTGAAATTTTCGCTTGGAACTGACCGTCTGTTAATAATTGTGCTTGTGCATCTTCAATTTCACTTCTTTCTTTACCTGTTGCTTTTGCAAGTAGGTCAATTTCTTTCATGTAATCTGCTGATGCTTTTGTTAACTGCCTTGTTGACATACCTTGCAGTTTACCAGTTCTACCAAGCAAGGTAGTATAACGTGCCATGCTTTCATTTACTTGTACAGTTGTGAAACCCATGTTATTAAGTTCACGCATAAATCCACTTTTACGCAAGTCTTTAGACAAATTATCAAAACGCTTACGTCCTGTTTCAACATCTCCGCCTAGTAGCCTGAATGCATCACCGCTTTTTCTAACAAATGAGCTGTATTCATTTATTGTCATACCTGCTCTACTTGCAGCATTTGACATTTCAAAAACACTTCCGCCAAACGTTGCTCCGCTGTTTGTAGCATTCTGAGTTGCGTTAACTAGTTTTTCTGTTGCTGCGGCTGCATTGGCAAATGTGCTGCCTAATAGTGGAATTTTGCCTGCTGCTTGGGTAACATTGTTATCCAAATTTGAGTAACCAGCCATTGCATTAGTAATAGCATTACTCATATCAGCCATTTTGGTTACAACACCTACAACTGCACCACCAAATTTAGCAACTGATCCCAGTGCTTTTCCTAATGATGCTCCTAACTTGCTTGATGTTGATGCGGCTGCTGCATTACCTTTTGCTAAATTTTGGGCTGATTTTGCTGCTGCGGCATTCGCTGCGCTGCCGCCGGCACCGCCACCTCCTGTTTTTCCACCAAGAGATTTTAGTATTGCCTGTAGAGTGGCTTCAGAAGCAGCATTTTTGGCTTCTACTTCGCCAATTCCAGGTATGTCAATCATTACAGCCATAATTTATTTTTGTCCAGTTAACTGCGCATATAAATAGTTATACTAAGTATGCAATATATAATGTATTTACCGGAGATAAAACCATGGCAGAACAAAATGCATCAAATGATGCAAAAAAAGATGAGCAACCTAGTATTGCTCCAACAGTAACAGTTAATACGCCGCCTGCAAATCCATTAAGTGGATATTACAGACAGCCTAAAATTTATATCAGATTACCATCAGGTGGAGATTACTATCCTGAGGGTGCATTAGACGTTAGTGAAAACGGAGACTATCCTGTTTTTGCTATGACAGCAAAAGACGAACTAATGTTAAAAACACCAGATGCTTTACTTTCAGGAGAAAGCACAGTAGAAGTTATCAAGAGTTGTGTACCTGCCATTAAACAACCTTGGAAAATGCCTACTATTGATATTGACTCGGTATTGCTTGGTATTAGAATTGCTACTTATGGTTCAGAAATGGATGTATGGGCTAACTGTCCGAGTTGTAAAGAAGAAAACAAATACACTATTCCATTAGTTGATTATGTTAACCAAGGTCCTGCTGCATGGAAGAAACAAATTCAAGTAGGTGATTTAGTTTTTAATCTTGTACCTTACGATTATAAGCAAATGACAAAGGCTAATATTAAAACACTTGAAGAACAAAGAGTGTTTAGTATTGTTAATGACGAAGAAATGTCAGACGAAGAAAAGATGGTAAAGTTTCAAAAGAGTTTTGTTAAATTAACAAATATGACCGTTGATACTATTGCTGATGTTGTTACTGCTATTGAAACTCCTCAAGGTAAAACAGACAATAAGGACCAAATAAGAGACTTCCTTAACAATTGCGATAAGCAAATCTTCCAACAACTTACAGATCACTTATCAGATATTAAGGGCAGACAGGGTATTCCAGATCAGAAGGTTAAATGTGAAGCATGTAATCACGAATGGGATTTACCTGTAACAATGGATCAAGCAAATTTTTTCGCAGACAGATCCTGACGTTGCCCGTCTCAGAGATCGTTGAATTATCCGACAAACTCGACAAGGATGCAAGGGCACTTAAAAAAGACATTCTACAAATCTGCTGGTATATGAGAGGAATGGATTATACTGCCGCTATGCATCTATCGTTCGACGAACGTAAAATTATCGGAGACATAATTAAGACTAATTTAGAAACCACTAAGTCAAGTGGTTTACCTTTCTTTTAAGAAGCAGCAACTAACTGTTGCTTAATTTTATCTTTTACAGGTTGTTGTAATTTAGAAATTTCACCTGCCAATGTTTTTAAATCAATTGGCTTGGCTGGAGTTGCTGGTTGCTCTCCACCTGCTGCTGGCTGTTCACCATCTGCTGGTTTTTCTTTTGCAAGTGGATCACTTGCTGCTGGCATTGGTTCACCAGTTGCATCATCTTTTCCATCGTTGTTAGCATCAACAGGTGCTGCTGGCTCTTCGCCTGCTGCTGGTTCTTGTGCTTGTGCTGGTGCTGCTGCTGTAGCTGGTGTTTTAATTTTCATAGAATCGTAAGTGCCTTTGATTACATCATCATTAACACCTAATCCTTTAATTACATTATATACTTCATCTGAATCTGTAGGACTTCCTGCTTTCTTCCAAGCAGTCATTAATTTTTCTGCTGTTACTTTTGTTGTAACTTGTTTGGCAGCGCCTGCAATGCCTGCGCCTGCTTTTCTTGCACCCTTACCTATAGCGGCACCTGCAATTTTAGCACCTTGTGCTGCTTTTGCTCCTGCTGCTTTAGCACCTCTAGCAACTGCACCACCTACACCTTTCGCTGCTGCTCCTACTTTTGCTGCTGCTCCGGCAAGTGCTCCTAGTGGATTTTCTTCAAGTTCTTGTTTGTTGTAATGACGTACAGCATCAAATGCACTTTCAAACATAAGTTTGTTTTCAAGCATGTGCGTGTTAACATTTTCTAGTCTATTAAACAGTAGGTATACTTGTCCTTCTGATAATTTTTGACCTTTACTAATTTTACTTTCTTCTTTAGCAACTGCGCCTTCGCCAACAACAGTTTTATCTTGCATTGCTGTACCCATTGCAACCGCAGTTGCAGCAGCACCAATGCTTTTAGCAATATCTTGTTTAAGTGTATCAACGAGTGTAGCAACATCTGCTTTAGAATCTGCTGCAACACCTGAATACTCGTCCATAAAATCTAATAACTGTTTAAAGTCTTCGTCTGATAAGTTTGCTTTATCAATGTTGTCCCATAAAGGGTGTGTTGGATTTGTAAATACTTCTTTAATCATCATTACAGGTTTACCATCAGCATCAACACCTTCAACACTAACTGTGCTTGAGAATGTAAGTGGTGGATCAATATCACCAACAGTTGAAGTAATCTCTGATTTAAACATGTCACCAACTTTAATTTCGTTACCATCAGGTAATGTAGTTGTTGTTAGTGTTGGTTGCTCACCGGTCCAACTTGTAGCAAGTGATTTATTAGCTGAAATTTCTGTTCCCATAAACTTAGCATCACTTAGTCCTTTTTCCATTTGAAATATTTTTTGTACATCATCTGGATCAAGTCCTTTACTTTCTGCCCATGCTTTTACTTCTGGGGAAATATTTGGTTCAGTATCAAAGTTAATACCTGCTTCTTTTAATCGATCAGCTGTAACTGTTTCTGCATCTACTGTTTTAACATCAAGTGTACCTTCTGCGCCACCTGGTCCATCAGGATCGGTTGAATCAACTGATGTAGAAGTGGTTGTATCTCTTGCTAGATCCTGTCCTTCTAGTCCAGCATAATCAGCAAGTGCATCTCTACCACCTAGCTCACCGATTTTCTTTGATGTCTCAGCAAACTCTGCTTGTATAATTTCTGCTTCTTCTCCACTTACATTTTTAAGTGCTGTTTCTAGTGCGTTTTGTGTTTTAAGTAAATCTTCAATTGCTTCTGGTGAAACGTCTTCAAGGCTAGTTGCACTCATCGCTTCTAGTCCGTTAACATCAATTGTTTGTCCATCACTAGCAATAATGGCCTGTGAAATATCTGGATCAATAAGATCTCCAACTGCTTGTATTGCTCCACCAGCAAGAGCACCAACTGCACCAGTTTTGATTGACTTACCAACTGCTGTTGAAAGTTCTTTACCTTGTAAAATATCTTTTGTAGCCCTTGCTAAGAAACCTGCTACAGCACCACCAAGTGGTCCACCTGCCATAGCCGCCGCTGATGTTAGAATAGCAACCGCTACTGTTGCTTTTCCTGGATTTGCTTTTGCCCAATCGCTTACTGCTTTTACAGCACCTACTACTTTTGAATCTTTGTCGCCAATTTTCTGTTTAAGTTCATTAAACTTGGCATCCATATTTTGCACTGGCCCTGCTTTTTTAATAGCAGCACCAAGGTCATCAATCTTTTTGTTTATTGCACTTGCTACGTTACCAACAGCATCAGCACCTTTACCTATTGCTGTTCTGTTAGAACCTGCTGCTGTTGCACCTTGTTCAATGCTTGTAAATAAATTTTTAATTTGATCTGCTGAAAGATTTGCTTCAGTAACTATTTTTTCAACTTCAGATACCCAAGGCTGGATAATCTTCTGCTCCATAAGAAGCATCTGTGGATCATTCCATCCTTCAGTGATATATTTTTTTTGTAATTGTTCTAATCTCATATTAACTTTCCTAGCTCAAACTTCTGTTTGGCTGTCAGTTGATCAAGTTGTGCCTGTACTTCTTTTGGTATTGCTTTGTCACCTTTTGCACCTTGAGCAAGTCCTGCCATAAATCCTCCGGCGCCACCTTTTGCAGCATCTCCGCTAAACGATGTATCTGCACTTTTTGCTTGACCGCCTTCGTCTCTAGCAATAGCGTCTTTTACCGCTGCCATAAAAATGTTATCTAGTTGTCCGCCTGTAAGACCTTCCATAAGTGTGCTTACTGTACTGAAGTCTACGCTTTGATTAACCACTTTCTTTTGCTGTGTTGCTGGAGGTGTCTTCTTAACACCTTTCATTGCGATAGCATCAACACCTTTATTTGCTGCGTCTATTTGTGATTGTGTTGCAGGCTGTGAAGTAGTTGTTGTTTTAACGTCTTGTTGTGCTGCGTTTGGATCAGTTTTTTGTGCATTAGGATCAGCAACAGCGTCTTTAGCGCCAGCAACAGCACCTTTTGCAACATCGCCAACACCTTTTGCTACAGCACCTACGCCTTTAGCAATTCCTTTGCCAACTGCGGCAACGCCCTTAGCCGCGCCAGCGGCCGCTTTTCCTACGGCTTGTCCTGCTTTTGCAGTACCTGTTACTTTACGCATTTCTGCTTTTGCACCATCTGTAGGATATCCGTTCTTTGCAAGCCAGTTTAGTACCATATCAGGTGTTGCACCTTGTCCTTGGTCTTGAGTTCCTAAGAACTTCATAAATTCTTTCTTAATTAAGTTGGCTTCCTTGCCTAATTCTAATCTTCCTTGTGCTTTGTCACCAACGCCCCCAGGTACTTTACTCAGAACTTTGTCTTTCATACGTGACAAAAACCCTTTAGGTGCTTCATCAAGTTCTGTATTTTCAACTATTATTTCATTTAGGCGCATTGATTTATCCTGTTCTAGCAACAAATGTATTTATTTCTGTTATACATTTAATAGAGATCTAAAGATCTCTTGCGTTTTCGCTAACGCTCAACGCATTTTTTCATCTTACACTTTATTATATATAGGTAAAAACAATTACGAAGTAATTTTTTAGCATCATCTAGATATTTGAGCCACAATTCGCCCGTTGCCGGGCAAATTAGTAGTAATAACATCATCTGAGTTATCGTCACCACACCTGTTAAAGAAGATTAAATTGTAACATATAGTTTACAATGTAAATTATATGCAACATTTCACGGAGGCGGCAGACCTTCAACCCCCTACTTCAGCATTCGCAAATCCGCGGAAAGCAGTTAATCCCTAACAGTCGAAATCACTTGCTTTGTGGTTGTATCTTTTTCACAGAGCCACATCTTTTTATGCCTTAAGTTAGCATTATCCTTGCAACGCACTAGTATCTGAACGTGATATCCGTAAGATATACGTCCTCAAAGTGAGTCGAGGTACCCCGACCAAACAATGTTGCTATGTAAAATTAAGCCTTGCTTTTGATATGTCTTTCGAGAAGTGCCTTACGCAGTTTATCTGAACCGCCTACTCTAACATTAATAATGCCATTGTAGTAATCGTCGGATTCTAAAACCCTACGATCAAATTGTTCTCTAGCCTCTATGTAACTCATCTCTGCCCTGTTTGTGCAAAAGTAAAGTATTTCTCTTGTGAAGTTTTGTGGACCTAAATTGTCCACATCTGATTGTAGTTTATCGGAGGAACCCCAATATTCTTTCCAATCTGATTCTTTGTGGCCTCTGCGTTTGTTCTTTTTGCCTTTTAGAGGTGGCTTTGTAGTTTTAAATTTGGCTAATTTTTTGCCTATGTACTTTTTGTTGTTGGTAATATTTGTAATAAGATAAACAAATCCTTCATATTCTTCTGGAATACTGTCAATGTTTTTGCCTTCATATGTCCAACTAGGATTTTCCATCAGTCTTACTTACTTTACTCGGTCGACCGATCATTCCTTTTCTGGCTTCTTTCCTTACTTGCCTCTTATCTTGAATTTCTTTTCGCCTTATACTTGCAAAATTTCTTATTTCGGATAACCAAAAACGTGCTTTGATTCCTGCTTCGTCTGAACCTTTGTACTCAAAACGTTCTTGCCATTTAAAATAGTTCTGAAATGCCTCGATCATTTTATCGTGCGAATCAGTACTCATTGTAAATTAGGTCCTGTAAAAAACATTGCAAGGGATTTCCTTGTGCCTTTGGTAACAGGAGTTACTCTGTGCGGTATATAACTTGGAAATACCACTAGTTGTCCTGAACCATTAAAGGATTCAATTTTTTGTTCACCATTAACAAATATACTAAACTCACCACCTTGATATTTTTCGGTGCTACAATCTAGTAATGCTGTTAATTTTATATCATAAGGTTCGTTTCGTACAGCATCTATATGCCAACTATATTCGCCTTTCTTTTCACTTGTATATTCATTGTATAATAATGTTAAAAAGTCATTTACATTATGTAGATTAAATCCAAAAAAGTTTTTGTTTACATCATAAACAATATTAGTAAGTCTTTCTATTTCTGGTTTAAGATCACCGTATGTAACAACATCAACATCGGAAGTTTTTGTAACACCCTGTGCAGGCAAATCGCCATAGTGATTTACAATATTTTTTTGAATAGCAATATTAAGATCTGTTAGATCTTGAGGAGTATATGCTTCATCTACACAGTAGTAATCGAACTTCATTGTACAATCTCAATATCATTTGAATAACTTGTAAAGCCATTTTCCTTAATAACTTTTAACACGTGATTAACACGACCTGCTAAATCGTCTCTATGTGAGATAAGAAATACGTTTTTGTTTCTTTCACGTGTCATTTTCTTAAGAATACTAATAGCACTTTCAACACCTGCACTATCCATACCACTGTCAACAAGTTCGTCAATAAACAATAAGTTGATACCGTGATACAACGATTCCCAAACGTCTCTAAATGCCCAACTTAGACTTAAAATGAGTCTATTTCGTTCACCTCTACTGAGGTTATCGAAGTCTAAGTCCTGTCCTAGTTGTGTAATAACCACTGTTAAATCGTTCTGAAACTCTACAATATGTGGCAATCCAACCTTTGCAAGATAGTAAGTTAAGCGTTGATTTAGATATGCTAAATTCTGTTCAATAATCTTTTTACGTACAAAACTGTCTTTGTTTGTAAGCAGTTTATATAAAAAGTCCTGATGATCTTTTACTTTAGTCAGTTCATTTAGCGCATCAAAGTTCACTTCTTGTAGTGCTGTTTCTTTTAATTCTTCTATTTGTTCAAGATATGGATTGTCTTCTGCACGTTTTTGTTCTAATTCTTTTTGTAAACTTTCAACTGTGTTACGGTGATTGTATGCTTCTTCAACACTATCATATTCTGTGTGCGGACAACTTTCTAATTCTCCAATTTCATCTAGTACTGCCTTATGCTCTTTGTATTGTTCATCATTTGAAAGAATTTGTTGTGCTGCTTCTGCTAGTAAGTCTTCTTTTCCTTTTAGGATTTCACCTTGTTTATTGTCGTGCAAATCTTGTCCACAAGCATAACACTTATGATCTTTTAAATCTGCAATTTCTTTTTCTAACTTTGTAATAGTTTTTTCTTGTTTTTGATTGTCAGCAGTAATGTTTGCCATCCAACGTTCTGCTTCTTCCTTTTTACGCTTTCTATCATTAAAACGTTCCCAACATTTATGTGCTTCAATTTCTGCTTCAATATTAATGCGTTCAAGTGCTTCGATACTTCTTTCTAGTTCACTTAAATTAGTAAGTTTGTTATCTTCCCATATTTTTTGTTTGCGTTCCAAACTTTCAATGTTTTGTTGTATTCTTTCGTTGCTGGCTTTTATAGTTTCAATTTTTGTATTTTCTGCATTAATGTCGTCTCTGTTAATGCGCATTTTTTCTTTCAATGCTTCTGCTTTTTCAGACAGCAAAGTAATACCAAGAAGTTGTTCAATAATCATTCTTTGATCATTGTTTTTCATACTTAAGAAAGGTTCAGTGTAAGTGTTCAATGCTAGAATATGTTTGAACATATCGTGACTCATTCCAAATAAGTCTTCTATCTCTTTCTGTGTTTCTCTAGAATCGCCTTGACTTTCATCTTGACTTACTTGATCTTCACCGTTCACAGTAAACTTTGTGATATTAGGCTTACGTCCTCTATGAATAGAATAGTTTACGCCATTCTTTTCAAAATCAATAGTAACAAGCATTCCTTTACCGTTGATTTTGTTAATAAGATTATCACGTTTAATGTTTGTAAGTGCATTACCATAGATTGCATAACTTAGTGCATTGACGATAGTAGTTTTACCAGTGCCGTTTCTGGAACCGCTATCGTCTCCGCCTAAGTCTAGGTTTTCACCTAGCACTAGTGTAAGTTCTCCTTTGTCAAAATCAATTGCTTGAGTTTGATTACCTACACTCATAAAATTTTTGACTGTAATATTTTTAATTCTTATCATAGGTCTGAATATATCTCCGTTAACATACGCTTGTCATATGATTCGCTGTCAAGTTGCTCTATCTGATTCATAACAATAGTATCAACACTTTCAAATGAAAGATCAATAGGATCTACATTTGACTCTACTTCTACTTTTTCTGGAATCAACATAAGTTCACGTAACTTAAATTGCGGAATAAATTGCTCTTTAATAAAGTTTGCTTCTTCAAATGTAATCTGAATATCAATAGTAACCCTGGCGTGCATCTTTTCTCTTAGATGATCCTCAGGCTTTTCTAACAGTTGTGACAGTTTGAATGTTCTATAAACAGGTTGTCCAGGCCAAGTTTTATATTCAGGCTTACCGCCCCATTCTAAAAACATCAATCCACGATCATCGTCCCACGCATCTGCGTAGTTGTGTGGAAATGCATTACCGATGTACGTTACGTTTCCTTTTGTTTGACGTTGATGAAAGTGTCCACTGAAAACGTATTCTTGATTAACAAAGTGATCTGCCTGTAGTTCACCGTGATCAGGCATTTCTACCATTGCATTCATTTTAAAGTATGGAAGTTCAAAATGACCAAACACATATCTACTTTGTATGTCTTTAACTTTTTTCCATTCTTCACCTACAAGCCACGGAAGCAGTGTAACTTCTCCTTCTGTAAGTTGATCTGTAATCGGAACGATATTAGGAAACAACCTCATAAATTCGATACTGTTAATCTCACGTTTGTCTTTGTAAAACAAATCGTGATTACCTACCATAAAGTAAGTTTTCTCGAATGTGTTGTTTAGCCTTTCTAAATTAGAAACTGTATAGTTCATTGTGCTGACATCAGTAGTCGCACGGTTATGGTGCCAGTCTCCTAAAAATATACAAGTCTCAGCACCAGCGGCTTTTGCTTCTTCGCAAAACCATTTTATAAATTCTTCACAATCTATATTGTGTGTTCTACTTCCTGATTTCATACCAAAGTGAATATCAGTAAAGCAGGCTGCTTTCTTAAATAACGGCATCTGTTCTCCTACACTTTAAATTGTACCTTATACCTAGCAAAAAGTCAAGTATTAAGATTTCTTTTTTCCTTTATCGTGATTTGGATGAGACTCGGCGTTTTGCCTTGTCCAACTTGGATTCATTCCGTTCATTTCTAATATATCGTCTCGTATATTTTGGTTACGTTTTTCTATATTAATGATACGAACAAATGAATTAGTAACAGCAGCGGTATAGTAAGCAAAAGGATTATTACTTTTAGATTCATCAAACTGTAGTCCTATTTGTGCCAATTGTAAAATTGCTTGGCCTTTCATTTCGTCATTGTAAGTGTAGCCTCTTACGTTTCCTCTTGTTGCATACCGATCACATAGTTTCATCCACATTCTAGCCAAATCGTCTGTTGCTTTACCACACTTTCCATCAAAGTATCCGTTTTCCATACCTCCAACCCAATGGCTTTTTCCTACACATATCAAGTTGTCTTTTTCGTCAAACTTCCAATGCTGGAAAGGAGGAAAGTTTACTTTTACGTGTCTATCTGCTACAGTCTTTTTTGTTTTCTTTCTTCCAAGATCTTCTGGAACGTGTTCAAACGTCATTACCCTAAATACTACTTCGTGTTTTTTAATCTTTCTATAATCAATTTCAAAGTTTTTAAGTGGAATCTTTTTTCCTGCTGCTTCTACTGCTGCTTCGTGATTTTGCTTTGCTAATCTAACTGCACGATTACGTTTTGCTTCGGCAATTGTTCTTATGTTAATTTTTTCTAGACTTGGTAAAATTAAGTCGTATTGGTTGAACTCGTCGTCGGTAAAACTGCAAAAAGTCGCTTTGCTTTTATGTATTTCCGACAAAAGGTCCTTATTTGTCAAATATTTGATTCTTTTGGTCATAATAATATTGTTCTCCATACAGAATAATATAATAGCATATAATTGTAGAAATAAATAGAGTAAAGATAAGGAAATATTACCAAAATGGCAGGATTAAGTATAAACCCGTTAGCAAAGATAGTAAGCAAGGTAAATTCTAATGTTTCAGCGGCTGTTGAATCAGCAAGAACTTCTGCAGTCAATGCTGCGAGCAATATAGATAAAATTGCACTAGACCAAAAAATTGACCAATTGTCTGGTGGACTTACAAGTGGTTTAAACCAAGCAGCATCTGGTGCATTATCAGGTAAAGGCTCTTTAGGTGACTTTTCAGACTTTTCTACAGACAGTTTAGGAACTGCAATGGGGTCTGTTATTAGCAGTCCTACTGGAGCAAGTGCAATTACATCTTTTGCGGATGATGCAGCAGCATCAATAGGATCAGCATCTTCAATTACTAAATTTGGAGGAGTCAATGAAGCAGTCAACGCTGTGAAAACATCTTCAGAAATTTCCGGTGCTCTATCTAAACTTACAGGCGGTAACTTAGGTGCAGGATTACAAGGACTTGCCGGCCAAATTGGAAAAGCAGCAGGTAGCATAAATGATATACTATCTTTAAAACGAGGTGCTAATTTACCAGATGGCGGTGAGTTGTTTACAACGACTGGTGAAAAAATGGATCTTGATACTGGATCACCTGAAGATTGGAGAGTTAGAATTGCTTGTAACTGGGCAATGTTTAATAGTCCACTGTTTGCTAAATTGAAAGACACGAACGGGGTTGTTTTTCCTTACTTACCTAGTATTAATGTTAGATCAAGTGCTCAGTATACTTCACTTGAACCGGTACATAATAATTATCCTTTCCAGGCTTACAAGAATAGTCAAATTGAAATGATTACTATCAATGGTGACTTTACTTGTGAAACTGAAGTTGACGCTGCATATTATCTTGCAGCAGTAGTATTTTTTAGAACAGTAACAAAAATGTTTTATGGCACTGGACCTAATGCAGGTCATCCACCTCCTGTATGTACTTTAAATGGATATGGTTCTATGATGTTTAATAAGTTGCCAGTTGTAGTCAAAAGTTTTTCAATTGATCTACCAAATGACGTAAATTACATCAAAGTAAGTACTGCAATGTCAGCAGGTGATAAACCAACTTGGGTGCCTATAAAGAGTGCATTGACTGTTGAAGTAGCACCGATATACAACAGAAACAATCTACGTCAATTTAGTCTTAAAAACTTTGCTGCTGGTAATATGACAAGTCAAAGTGGAGTAGGATACTTCTAATGGCAAAGTATAGTTCCAGTTCACCATATTCAAAAACTAAAGTTACAGACTTTTATTTGGATCTACTTACAATCAGACCTATACCAAAAGAGGACGATGATTTCTTATATACTATTGAAAATCAATATGAGCATAGACCAGATTTACTTGCTTATGATTTATATGGTGATGCCGCACTATGGTGGGTATTTGTACAGAGAAATATGAACGTGATAAAAGATCCAGTATATGATTTTGAAATTGGTACTTCAATTTATATTCCAAAGAAATCAAATCTCAAAAAGTTCTTAGGAGTTTAAAATGGCCAATGCAGAGTTCGTAGAACGCAGAATACAAAGCAATGGTAGTTTAGTAAACTTCAACATTGATCGCAGTCAAAATTTTATTGACACAACCGTCAATGGACAAAAGACCCGAGTTTTTGGAACAACATCACAGTTAGCAGATTTTCAAAATAAAAAACCAGACGGAACAGATGCTCTTGGTGTTAAAACAAGAACAGGAATACCAACAGGAAAAGCCAAAAAAATTATAGATGACGGAATAGGATCAACGTTTAAAGTCCCACCAGCAGATTTTATTGATCCTGATAGGCTAGATTTACTTCCTCCTAACGCAGTTCCTGGTAATGTGAAAACTGAAGGAAGTCTTTTACCAAATCCACTAGAACAATTTGCAAGTTATACACCTTTGTGGACGTTAGCAGTGCTAACACCTAAACAATTTAACAAACCAGACAGTTACAGAACTGATGATTTAAGTTTTGCCAGTCAAGCAGAATACATTGGCGATGTAAGTGATTTTGCCAGTCCAGATGATTATGCAAAATTATCAAGTTCTATTATATTTTCTTCAGCAGGTAGGGGAGGAGAGTTTGGTAGACGAAGTCAGATTGATGGTGGAATTTCTCCTGAATATTTTGTAGACAATTTTAAAATGACTGCTGCTATTGCTCCTAGTCCTGCAACAGGAACACAAAACGTTATTGGTTTTGAGTTTCAAGTTACTGAACCTTACAGTATGGGATTACTATTACAATCTATGCAGGTTGCTGCGAACAAAGCAGGATATCCAGATTATCTTACAGCACCGTTTTTATTAAGATTAGATTTTAGAGGATTTAACGACAATGGACAGATGGTTAAATCTATTAAACCAAAACACTTTGTTTTAAAACTTAAAAAAGTTACATTTGATGTTACAGAAGCCGGCAGTGTATATGAAGTTTCAGGATACCCTTACAATCACCAGGCTTTCTCAGATACAGTAGATTCACTGTTTCAAGATATCAGTATTGCTCCAAAAATAGATGAAGATGCAACTGTAAAATCTATTCTAGGCGATGTGGATAATCCTAAAAGTTTAGTTTCAGTTTTAAATGCTAATGAAGCAGAATTAGTAAAACAAGGCAAGTACGATGTTCCTGATGTATATGAAGTACAATTTCCTGAAAGATCTTTTGATTTTGTACCAGCAGACAAATCAACCAGCGAAAGCAAAAGTGCAACTATAGGGACTAAAGAAAGCCAAGGCAAAGTCATTAAAGGAAACAATAGCGCAAATTCTAATTCAGATACAGGCAATAACAAAATTGCAGATTCAAAATTTGATTACAATGCACAAAAAGGTGGTAACTTTGCGTTTAGAAAAGAAGCAGATACTGTAGATGAAAAAACAGGAGTTATTCAAAGAGGTAAAGTAAGTATTGATCCTAAAAATAGAGTCTTTAATTTTACACAGAAAATGAAACTTACTGATGTTATCGAACAGGTAATATTAAGTTCAAACTATTCAACACGTGCAGTCAAAGGCGAATTACCAATGACTGAAGAAGGTTATGTACAATGGTTTAAAACTGATGTTCAAGTTGAGTTTTTAGGCTATGATGAAAGTGTTGGAGACTTTGCTAAAAAATACACATTTAGAGTTGTACCTTATCTTGCTCATAATAGTGTTTTCACAAATCCTACTGCTAAACCTCCAGGTCAAGATGAATTAAAAAGACAGATTTGTAAAGAATACAATTATATCTATTCTGGACAAAATAATGATATCATTGATTTCAATATCACAATAAACAATTTATTTTACACAGGTATAAATCCAGCGGCAGAAGCAAATACTAAAACAGAAGTCAACAATGACGGCGGCGGAACAGCAGGCAAGAGTACAAAAGATGCTTCTACAGATAAAGGACCAGATCCCAAAGCCGCAGTTGCAAACTTAGGAAAAAGTAAAGTAAAGCGTGATCCTAATTTACTTAATACCTTAAAAGGTGGTAGCGGATATGCTGATGTTGAAAAACGTGTTGCAGAAAATTTCCATAACGCTTTGGTAAGCAATGCAAGTGCAGATCTAATAAAAACAGAATTAACAATTCTAGGCGACACTTTCTGGTTAATTGAAAGTGGTATGAACAATTATTTTGCACCTGCAGAAGAAGGCGCACAGTTTACACAAGATGGAACAGCAAATTACGAAGGTAATGATGTTTTTATTAGATTAAATTTCAGAACTCCTATTCAGTTAGACGAATCAGCAGGACAGTTTGCATTTAGTGACAAAACAAAGTACAGTCCTTTTAGTGGCATCTATAGAGTCTTTAGATGTGAAAATGAATTTTCAGGCGGTGTATTCAAGCAAACTTTACATTGTGTAAGAATGCAAGGCCAAGCAGAAGACTACGATGGCGAAGATATTGCAGAAAGCAAAACCGGCTCTATGCCTACTAATATCGGTGATGATAAACCGCCGAAAAAATCAGTTGCAGAAGAGACGCCTCCTGCAAAGAGTTTCGAAGATAAAGCAAAAGCATTTGTATTCAATAACTTTGGAATTAATATTGATAGCCTACCAGCAGGAGTAGACAGTCCTAAAGAACCAGAAGGTCCTAAACTTATAGAAAGACGTAGACAATCCAATGGTGAATTAGTAAACTTTAACATTGATAGAACCCAACCTTTTGTAGATGAAAAAGATGCAGCAGGAAATACTATTAGAATATTTGAGACAGGCAAATGAGCTTAGAACGCAGAACACGATACGATAGAACTAGAGGCGTAGGATTAGGTTCCGGCGTCTATGTTGCTACAGTCATCAGCACGATGGATCCTACCTTTATGGGTAGATTGAAAGTAACACTATTGCGAGAACAAGGTAACGATGTTGGTACAGAAAATCAAACGTATGTTGTTACCTATGCTTCTCCGTTTTTTGGTTATACTCCTTATGAAGCCCAAGGTAAAAACAAAGATGATTTTAACGATAGTCAAAAGTCTTATGGTATGTGGATGGTACCACCTGATGTAGGTGTTAAAGTTTTATGTATGTTTGTTGACGGTGATCCTGGGCAAGGATTTTGGTTTGCTTGTGTACCTGCAAACTTTGCTAATCATATGGTACCAGCAATAGGGGCAAGTCTTTCAGTTGAACAATCGCCATCAGATAAAAAACGTTATAATACAAGTCAACCTTTACCTGTTGCAGAAATTAATAAAGAAATAAATGCTGACGAACAGGAAATTGATCCTGAAAACATTAACAAAGCAGTACATCCTATTGCAGACAGATTCTTAACACAAGGTATACTTGAAGATGATGCAAGGGGAACCACTGTTAGTACAGCAAGACGAACTGTACCAAATAATGTTTTCGGTATTAGTACGCCCGGACCTCTAGACTATGCACCTGGTTCTAAACGTATGCCAATCGGAACAAGAGAAGGCATCAGTCCAACAGCAGTACCTGTTAGCAGACTAGGTGGAACACAGTTTGTAATGGATGACGGCGATGACAGATTTACAAGGAAAACAGCACCAGATGTAGGACCAGTAGAATATGCTGATGTGGCAGCAGGGGAAAAAGGAATTGAAAATATTCCTTACAATGAACATACACGTATTCGTACTAGAACCGGTCATCAAATTCTTATGCATAATTCAGAAGATTTAATTTACATAGGAAACAGCAAAGGCACTGCTTGGGTAGAATTAACATCTAACGGAAAAATAGATATCTATGCTGCTGACAGTATAAGCATACACAGTGAGAATGATTTAAACATTCGTGCAGATAGAGATGTAAACATAGAAGGCGGTAGAAACGTAAACATAAAAGCAACAGCAGAATATGCAAGTACAACTGAACTACATCGTAGAGATGAAGATGGAAAAGTAATTCCTAAAATACAAGATGACGCAGAATTTGAAGCAGGTCGTGTACAAATAGAAAGTGCATTTAATACAAATATTCTAATAGGTGCTAACGGCAGAATTGAAACACGCAATTACAAAAACAGTGAAGATGTTGCGGTTGATGGAGATTTAGATATTAGCGTAATAGGTAGCACACGCTTTAGCACAGGTTATGGTAATGTTGCACCACACGATTACGAAATAAAAGTTTCAGGAGATACTTTAATCAAAACAACAGGTGATGTTGATATTAATACAGATGGACATAATTGGTTAACAGCAGGAGCAACCACAGAAATAAACAGTGGTGGCGACCATATTGAAACAGCACCTAACATTCATATGAATGGACCAACAGCATCTACAGCAGCAGAGGCAGCAGAGGCACAAGTAATCAGCGATCTTATTACCCACGACAATGTTTATACAGACGGTAACTTATTGTGGAATGAGACAAAATATCAATCAGGCGTGTTTAACAGTATTATGAAAAGAATACCTATGCACGAACCTTGGTTGTTACACGAAAATCAAACACCAAACTTCTTAACACCGTCTGATACAGATAGAGAAGCAAGTGAGGAACAGTAATGAGTAAACTTTTTAATCAAAAGAAAGTGGCATCAAATGTAGCATCAACAGGCGATGATGTGCAAACTTCCTTCACGTACAAAGGTTTTTCAAGTTCTAATGCTAAAAATGGCTACAAGTTGTATGACATTGACCTTGTTAAACAGGATTTAATTAATCACTTCTATATTAGAAAAGGTGAAAAGTTACAAAATCCTGACTTTGGAACAGTGATATGGGATATGATTTTTGAACCATTTACTGAAGATGTGAAGAATATAGTGTCAAAAGATGTAGAAGCAATCGTAAATTACGATCCGCGAGTAGAAGTTGAAACTATTTCAATTGACAGTACAGAATTTGGTATGAGAATTGACGCTACAGTTAGGTATTTGCCATTTAACGTCACTGATAGAATGACGTTTGAATTTGACAGAAATAGCTCAACTATAAAGTAAGCAGTTAATTCATTACGCTAAATATTACGTAGGATTTAAAATATGAGCACCACTGCAAGACAAAATAATTTAATATTGAACGAAGACTGGACTAGAATCTATCAGACGTTTAAAAACGCTGATTTTAAGTCCTATGACTTCGAAAATTTACGTAGGGTTATAATCAACTATCTGCGTGAAAATTATCCTGAAGATTTTAATGATTATATTGAAAGTTCTGAATACATTGCTTTAATCGATGCAATTGCTTTTCTAGGTCAAAGCCTATCATTTAGACTTGATCTTGCTAGTAGAGAAAACTTTATTGAACTTGCTGATCGCAAAGAAAGTGTATTGCGTATTGCAAGAATGTTATCATATAATGCTAAACGTAATATTCCTGCACAGGGTTTACTAAAATTTACAAGCCTCAATACAACTGAAGATATTGTAGATAGCAACGGAAAAAATTTAGCACAACAGACTGTGAGATGGAATGACCCTACAAACACAAATTGGTCAGAACAGTTTATATTACTTTTAAATGCTGCAATGAGTGATAACACAGAATTTGGTAGAAGCCAAGGCACTGCTAATATAGGTGGTATTCCTACAGAACAATATAGATTTAGATCTTTTTCTTCAGATGTACCTGTGTTTAGTTTTGCAAAATCTGTATCAGGACGTAATATGGTTTTTGAATTGTTTAGTTCAACATTTAAGGATTCAGAAGAGATTTACGAAGAAGCACCAACACCAGGTAACCAAGTAGGTTTTGTTTACAGACAGGATGGTCAAGGACCAGCAAGTACCAACACAGGATTTTATATGATGTTTAAGCAAGGTTCTTTAGAACTTGCAGACTTTACTATTGATGTTCCTACAACTAATGAAAGAGTAGCAATTGAAAGTCAAAACATCAATAATAATGATGTTTGGCTATTCAATTTAAATGCTAATGGATCGCAAGGTTCTGAATGGTTGAAAGTAAGTAATTTGCTTGGTAACAATATAATTTACAATTCTATTGCAGGCGACACAAGAGATATTTTTAGTGTTGCAACAAAAGAAGATGATAAAGTTGATTTAGTATTTGCAGATGGAGTATACGGAAATTTACCACAAGGTTCATTTAGAACTTACTATAGAGTAAGCAATGGTTTAAATTATACAATTAGTCCTAATGAATTAAGAAATATTAATGTAAGCATTCCTTATATCAATAAAAGCGGTGCAAGGCACACATTAACAGTTGGATTAGGTTTACAGTATTCTGTAAACTCGGCAACAGGTAGTGAAAGTGCTGATCAAATCAAAGAAAGAGCACCTGCAAGTTATTACACACAAAATAGAATGATCACAGGAGAAGATTACAATCTTGCTCCACTTACTACTTCACAAAATATTTTAAAAGTTAAAGCAGTAAACAGGACTAGCAGCGGTATATCTAGAAACATTGATATTATTGATGCTAGTGGAAAATATAGTTCGCTTAATGTTTTTGGCGATGACGGTTATATCTATAAACAAGAAAGTGAAAGGTACCTTTCTTTTAAATTTACAAGCAGTACAGATATTATTAATTTTATAAGAAACAAAGTTGAAAAAGTTTTTTCAGATACAGATGTGTATAATTTTTACATTACTAAATTTGATAAAATTTTGTTTAGTGAAACAAACATAACTTGGAATAGTATTACTAATGACATAAACAGTGGTACAGGTTATTTCGTAAACAGTGTTGACAACAGTTTGCTTAAAACAGGAAATTATACTACAAACAATTTGAAATATATTGTTCCTGGTGCAAGTGTACAGTTTGTTGCACCTGAAGGCAAGCACTTTATGCCAGACGGTACACTGATGGACGGTGAAGCGGATCACCAAGGAAGCTCAACTTATAGATGGACTAAAGTTGTTAGTGTAAATGGTGATGGTACTAATGCTGGTCGAGGTGTTCTACCAACAGGATTAGGACCAATAGTATTTTCCGATAATATTCCTAGCGGCGCTATTGCTACTAGAATAGTTGCCAAATTTACTAACGACATTTCAAGTGCAATAGAATCACAGATGGTTACTATTTGTTCTAACAATTTAAACTTTGGTTTACGTTACGATGTTACGGATTCTCAATGGAAAATTATACAAAATGCAAATTTAAATCTCACAGATGGTTTTAGTTTAGGTAAAGCAGGAGATGTTACAAATGAAAATCTTGATGCTTCTTGGTTAGTTGCATTTGTTAAAGACAACGATCAATATATTATTAGAATTAGAAGTTTAGATTACATATTTGGTAGCGTACAACAAAATAGATTTTATTTTGACAAAAATGATAAAGCCTATAATAATATTACAGGACTTTTAGAAAAAGACAAAATTAAAGTTTTAAGTATTAACAAAAAATTTAACAATGCAGATTCTTTAATAAATGATTATGAGTTTGAAGTTGATGACACAATTAAGTTCGACGACGGATACGAATCAAGCAAAGAGATAAAAATTGCTTTTGCAGACAAAGACAGTGACGGTGTTGTAGATGATCCGCAATCTTTTGAAAATATTGTTGGTTTAGATTTAGATTTACAATTTTTATACTTCAAGAGCGAAATAGACACTTATGGAAGTTTAGTATACAACTTACTAGATAATACAGTTGCAAATATTGTTGCTATTGAAAGAGAGTCACAAGTAAACATTAACAATTATGAAGATGGACAGTTAATATATTTTTATGATGTAAATGAAAACGTTATTAAAAGTGTAAACAAAACTACAAACACACTTGATTTAGAACCTGATTACAAAGCAGAAGTTGGAAGACAAAATCTTAAGTTCCAATATACTCACGCTGCAAGTTCTGATAGAAGAGTAGATCCTAGTTCAACTAACATACAGGACATTTTTATATTAACTAGATCATATGACACTGCATTTAGAAACTATCTAGCAGGTGGTTCAGTAGAGCCTACACTTCCTACAACTGAAGATTTAAGAATAGCATTCGGCAGTGGTTTAAATGCAATTAAATCAATAAGCGATGAAATAATCTATCATCCTGTACAATATAAAGTTTTATTTGGATCAACAGCAGAAGAAAAACTACAAGCACAGTTTAAGGTTGTAAAAAATCCTAATAAAAATATTAATGACAATAATTTAAAAGTAAGAATTGTAAATGCAATTAATACTTTCTTTGGAGTTAATAACTGGGATTTTGGCGACAGATTTTATATGAGTGAATTGACAACTTATGTAGTAAATTCTGTTTCACCGGACGTTACAAACTTTGTTATATTGCCAAGAGATCCAAGACAAGTATTCGGAAGTTTATTTGAAATTCAAAGTAAGCCAGATGAAATATTTGTAAGTGGAGCAAGAGTAGACGATGTTGAAATTGTTTCTAGTATTACTGCTGCTGAAATTAGACAAGGCAGCGGAACAGTTATTAACGCCGGAACTGAAAGTTCAAGCACAAGTACTAGTTCTTCTTCCACCACAAATTTAACATCAGTTACTACAAGTACAAGTAGTACAACAAGTACCAGATCTAGCAGTTCAGGATCTAGCAGTTCAGGATCTAGCAGTTCAGGTTCAAGTGGTGGAGGTTCTAGTTACTAATGGCTAAAAAGAAGTTTCCAGATAGTCAAGTACCAATTAGAAAGTCCTCAGACTTTTTACCTGATGTCTTTAAGACTGCTGCAAATAAAAAATTCTTAGGCGGAGTATTTGATCCTTTAGTACAACCAGGAGTTCTACAAAAAACTACAGGTTACATTGGACGCAGATATGGTAAAACATTTAGGCCTGCCGACACATACTTAGATACTGATCAAACTTTAAGAAGTAGATATCAATTAGAGCCAGGTGTTACAGTTGAAGTTGATCAAGAAAAGAAAAATTTTTATGATTATCTTGATTTAAAAAATGTTTTAAATTACTTTGGCAATTATACTGATAGAGATGATCAAACAAACAGTCAAAAACATTACAGTTGGAATGCTCCTATTGACTGGGACAAGTTTGTAAACTATAGAGAATACTTCTGGGTACCAGAAGGACCTGACAGTGTTCCTGTACAAGGTCAGAACATTACTGTTACTTCTACGTACAAAGTTACACCAGGCATAGGTTCAAGTTGGATTTTTACTCCAGACGGAGCAACAAATAATCCTACTATAGTTTTGTATAGAGGTCAAACTTATAGATTCGAAGTAAACAGTCCGTTAGAAGGATTTGTTATAAGACAAAATTATGATACAGGAAGTTTAATATATAATCCTTTACGTTTTTACCAAGCAGGCGAATATGCAATATTTGATAATAAACTTTGGCGTGCAAAGGTTGATGTTGAAGCAAGTGACGGAAGCACTATTACAGTAGACAGTCAAGATTGGGAATTAATTGATTCTACTGGTTCTACAGACAGTTTAGTGTTTAATGAAGGCGTTACAAACAATGGTGCTAAAAGAGGAATCATTGAATGGACAGTTCCTCTTAATGCTCCTGAACTTATCTACTATCAAAGTGACACTGATCCTAATAGATTAGGACAGTTTGTAATTTCTGATATTGAAGATGCAACATTTATAGATGTTGAAAAAGAAATATCAGGCAAAAAAGATTATACAAGTGCAAATGGTGTGAAGTTTACAAACGGGCTTGTTGTTGAATTTAGAGGTTTAGTAGAACCTGCACAATATGCTACAGGTAATTGGTTAGTTGAAGGTGTAGGAACAGAAATACACTTAACACAATTTACTGATTTAGTGCCACCACAAATTACAAATGATAATCCTGATGTGATATTTGACAATGAAGGGTTTGATACTAAACCGTTTGATGATGCTACACAATATGCAGGAACAAAAGATTACCTTGTGATTAACAGGAACAGTAAAGACTCGAATCCTTGGTCTAGGTATAATAGATGGTTCCACAGAAGTGTCCTTGAATATGCAGCAAGTGTAAGAAACACAGACTTTGAAGCAACAGAATCTGCTAGGGCTAAAAGACCAATTATAGAATTTAATGCTAATATTCAACTGTTCAATCACGGAGGTGTAGCAAAGCAAACCGTAGATTATATTGACGATTATACAACAGACATCTTTAGCAATATAGAAGGAAGTACAGGTTACAGTGTTGATGGTGAATTCTTATTTGAAGGAGCAAGAGTACTTGTAACCAATGATACAGACATTTTAGCAAACAACAAAATTTATACAGTAAGATTTATTGACCATAACGGTAATACACAAATTAACCTGCGTGAAGCAGATGATGCAACACCTATAGAAAACGAATGTGTTCTTATTAGAAGAGGTACACAAAATGCAGGAAAGATGTATCACTATGACGGGCAGCGTTGGAACAAAAGTCAAGAAAAACTAAAAGTAAATCAATATCCTCTATTTGATTTATATGATGCATCAGGTACAAGTTTCAGTAACCAAACTTCTTATCCTGTATCTACATTTACAGGAAGTAAAATTTTAAGTTACGCAGAAGGTAACGGAAGAATTGATAATGAAACAGGTTTAAACATTAAGTATCTCAATATAGATAATGTTGGAGATATAGTTTTTGATTGGAACTTAGATAAAGATAGTTTTTCATATGCACAACAACAGGAAACTATTACTATTCCAGAAAGTATTGGATACTTTAAAATAAATGACAAAATGCAGAATGGTTGGATAGATACTGATCCTGAATATCTTCAACCTATTATAGATTCTGTAACAGTTATTGAAGATACAAATATAATTGACTTTTCAAATACAATCGACTGGACAAAACAAACTAGCAATTCACAAATTATATTTTACAAAAATGGTGAACCTATTGTTGAAACACCTGCAAACAATTACGGAATATTTACATTTGCACAAACATTTGTAAAGAATGATGTTGTAAGTATAAAAATTGTTGATGATGTTAGCCCTAATTTAGGTTACTACGAATTTCCTGTAGGTGTTGAGAAAAATCCATTAAACAGTAAATTAAAAGAATTTACACTTGGACAGTCTATAGACCATATTAAAAGTTGTTTAGAATTTAATACTAATTTTTCAGGTACATTACCAGGACTTAATAATCTTAGAGATATTTCAGATTATCAAAAGCACGGAAAAAGGTTTTTAAAGCACAGCGGAATAGCCGCTGGCGCTATCGCGTTGCTCAGCGACAAAAACTGGAACGTTATCAAATCCATTCAGTACGCAAAATCTAGTTACACTACATTTAAAGAAAACTTTATTAAAAAAGCAGGTGAAATTGATTTTGAAGAAGTAAATGCTGATTTTGTTGATGCTATTATACAGGATTTATCAAAAACAAAAAGTATAGAAAGTCCATTTGCAGATTCTGATATGATTGGTGCAGGCGCATATACTTCTATTGATTATACAGTTGAAGATACAGGAATAACAACGTTTGCATTAAGCGAATCATTTAGCACCACAGTATTATCAAGACGTGCAGTTTACGTATACATTAATAATAATCAGTTGCTTTTAGGAACAGATTATACTATTGATGCAACATTCGGTTTTGTAAGAATTTCAAAAACATTATTTGAAAATGATCAAATACAAATTAGAGAATATGCATCTACTTCATTTAGTCATATTCCTCCAACACCAACAGCATTAGGTTTATACAAAAAGTATACTCCTAAAAAATATTTAGATGAATCTTTGCAAGAGCCAAGAAATGTAATACAAGGACACGACGGTAGTATAACTGTCGCATATGATGATTATAGAGATGATATTTTATTAGAATTAGAATATAGAATCTATAATAATATTAAAAACAACTATGACGAAAATGTTTTTAACATAGATGCGTATGTAGGTGGTTATTACGGAAACGCACAGTTTAAAAAACAATTAGTTGACGACATTGTCAGTCAAGAATTTTTAAAGTGGATTGCGAATACAAATCTTAACTATACGTTAAACAGTTTCTTCGAAGACGGAAATCCATATACGTATACCTACAGTGAAATGACAGATCGTCCTGGAAATGAAAATTTACCAGGATGGTGGAGAGGAGTATACAAATACTTCTATGATACAGATAGACCACATACACATCCTTGGGAAATGCAAGGATTCACAGAAAAGCCATCTTGGTGGGATGAAGAATATGGTGAAGCACCATATACTAATGGTAACTTGATTCTATGGGATGATATTAGAGATGGAATAATAAGGCAAGGTGATAGAGCAGGAACTTATCCGCGTTATGCAAGAACAAGCATTAGGAACCACTTGCCGGTTGATGCAGATGGTAATTTATTAGATCCTTTAACAAGTGGCCTAGCAGGTAACTTTACATTATTCAATAATAAAGGTGGATTTAAATTAGGTGATTATGGACCTGTAGAAAATGCTTGGCGAACAAGTGCTGAGTATCCGTTTGCAATGACCATTGCAATGTGTTTGTTGAAACCTTTTGAATTTATTATAAGCAACTTTGACAGATATAAAACCACAACAAACATTTTAGGACAGATTATTGATAAAGACACAGGTACATTTATTACACCTAGTGAATTGATATTACCTATTGCAGGGTTTACACAAACGTCAGGACTAGCAAATTACATTGCTTCTTATATTAAAGGAAAAGGCCAAAATGTTGCAGACATTCAGGCTGAATTAAATGGCATAAATGTAAGACTTTCTAGTAGACTAAGCGGATTTGTTGATAAAGAACAACAACGTTATCTCTTAGATAGTAAAAACCCTTCGAGTACATCTTCAAGCATTTTTATTCCTACAGAAAATTATGATATTTTATTTGATATAAGTGCGCCTACATCAAGCCTTACATATAGCGGAATTATCTTTGAAAAAACTGCCAGCGGTTGGACGTTGGCTGGTTATGATAATATTAAGCCATATTTCGAATACTGGGAATCTGTTCCAAACCAAAAAGATCCTACAATCATTATTGGTGGTGTTAGTGTAGGTTTTACAGTATTCGATTTTGGTTTAAAATACACTAATGGTCAGATAGTTGAATATCGAGGATCATATTATAGAGTTAAAGAATCTTTTACAGCAGGTGATGAATTTGATGAAAGTAAATTTACAAAACTTCCAGATTTGCCTGTTGAAGGTGCAATTACAGCACAGCGCCGCCGCAATTTTAATAAGACACAAATAAAAAGACTTAGTTACGGAACACAGTACAATACAATTCAAGAAGTTGCAGATTTTATTTTAGGTCATCAAGAATACCTAAAAGATCAAGGATTTCTTTTTGATAACTATGACGGGACTACACAGTCTGTACAAGACTGGACAACATCACTGAAAGAATTTATGTTCTGGACACAGCATAACTGGGCTGTAGGTTCATTGCTTACTGTTTCTCCAGGAGCACAAAAATTAACTATTACTACTCCTGTTGGTGTTGCTGCAAATTTACTTGATACTTTTTATGATTATAATATTTTAGGAAGTAACGGTTCTCCGTTAGATTATAGAAATATTGATGTATTAAGAGATTTTCAAACTTTTACAATCACAACTACAGATACCACAGAAGGAATGTATTATCTTAAAGTTAATACTATCTTGAAAGAACACGTTGTTGTTTTTGATGATAGGACTGTTTTCAATGACGTGTTGTTTGATAAAACCAGTGGATACAGACAAGAAAGAATTAAAACAAATGGATATAGAACTACAGACTGGGATGGAGATTATACTTCTCCAGGGTTCCTATTTGATAATGTAAACATTGCAAGTTGGCAACAAAATAGAGATTACAAACTTGGCGATATTGTAAAATATAGAGCAGATAATTTTACAAGTTTATTAAATCATACCAGCGGTGAACAGTTTGATGATAACAAATGGTCTTTGCTAGACAGCACACCAGAGAAAAGACTTGTTCCAAACTTTGATTATAGAATTAACAGCATCGAAGATTACTTTGATGTTGACACAGATGGCTTGTCTAAAACTGAAAGAGAACTTGCAAGGCATACTGTAGGATATCAAACTAGACAATATCTTGAACAACTTGCAGAAGATCCTGTAACACAATTTAAAATTTATCAAGGTATGATCAGAGAGAAAGGTACTTCTAATCCTATTACAAAAATCTTTAATAAACGTAATAATGCAGGCAGTGCCGGTGTCAACTTAGATGAAGAATGGGCATTTAAAGTTGGTACAATGGGAGGTGCTGATCAATCTCGTTATATTGAACTTGGACTTAACATTGATAATTTTAAACTTAATCCACAACCAGTTATAATAACTGATGAAAAAGGCGAGTTTTTAGACAAGTATTATAGAGTAAACCAGTCAAATTTTGATTACACACCAGTGCCTTATACAAATAATGTAACACCATTAAGTGCAAATGCAAAACCTTTAAAAACAGCAGGATATGTAAAACTTGGTCAGACAGATTATACAGTTCGTTCAAGAGAAGATATTCCTACAATAGATGTTGCTAGTGTTAAAAGAGGTGAACACGTTTGGATTACATTTGATAAACAGAGTTGGAGTGTGATTAGAATTGAAGAAGCATATCACTTACCTATCGCTCAAGTAGATACTGATCAATTTACAGTAGAAGTAATTTTTGATAAAAGACACGGTTTTAATGTAGATGACTATATTGGAATAAGAGGTATAGAAGGAATAGACGGATTTTATAAAATTGATTCTGTAACTCCTACTACAATTACGTTTACTACAACTGAGAAACAACCTAAAGCAGAAAGACAATTAAGTACTTCAGTTTATCCTATATATTTTGAAGAGTCTAGATTTGCAAATTACAATTTGCTGACAGATGAAGATATAGCATTACTTCCTAGTAAAGGCAAGTTGTTTATTGACAGTAATGATTCTAGTAAATGGGAAGTAGTAGAAAAGAACAGTGTTTATGATAATAAAAAAATTACAAACTACGGATTAACAGATCCACGTAAAGTTGGAGAAAAAGTTGTTTACAGTGATATACTAAAACAAACTTTTGCAAGTGCATCGCAAACTCCTAGAGTAATGATTTACTTAGAAACTACACAGGGGTTAAGTGTTAAACAAATTTTACAACCACCTGATACACATATTGATAATGTATTAGGATCGTTTGGTTTAGAACTTGCGTTAAGTCCTGATAGTAAATGGCTTGCAGTTGGCTCTCCATTTGCAAATGGATTAAACAGTAATTACAGAGGTGAGTATAGTCCTTTTGTGTCATATGGTGCAGGAAATATTGTGCTTTATGCAGGAAAGTTATACGAAGCGATTAATCCAACAGTTGGTGATGGAAGTAGTATTTCAGTTTACAATAGTGACTGGCGTGTTACTAGAACTGTTGAAGTTGTTGACACAGGAGTAAACGATGGTTATACTCAGCAAGGTGTTGTGCATCTTTACAAATACGCCGGCGATCAATGGGTATTTGATAGAGCAATTATAAGTCCAAGACAGTTTGAATATGAACACTACGGTAAAAGTATTTCTTTATCATTAGACAATAATGGAGTATACCATATGGTAGTATCTGCTCCTGGAAGTCTACACAGAAAAGGTAGAGTTTACATTTACAGTTACGATGCAACAAATGATAAATGGCAACTTGATACAAATGAAAAATATTTTGGAGAATACAATCCAGGTGAAATTTTCTTTGAAGGTGTAGCAAGTCCTACAGTAGATATAGATGGTAATGCTAGACCAGAGTTACAAATAAGTGAAATTGGTGATAGCACACCGTTGATGGGTAAGATTGAAGTAGGTGCAAGAATTACTGGTGAAGGCGTGCCAGACGGAACAATCATTGTAGCGCAGGATAGTGGTACACCTGGCGGTGAAGGTGTTTACTTAATAAACAAATCTTTTAGCACAGCAAGTGTTAGAATGAATGCAAATTATTATTATCCTACAGGAAGTATTGTATTTTACAATGGAAGTTATTGGGAAGCACAAGCAGACAACTATGGTGACGGAAGCACAATTAGCATTGATAGTAATGACTGGTTAAAACTTGATCCTATAGCATCACAAGGTATGCTGCCGCAATCTGTAGCACTTGAAGATGACGGTAGTAGTTTGTATACTGGACTATTGAATGAAAATCAAGTTGCTGAACTTGTAATGAATGGACACGAATTCGGTACAGTTGTAAAAACAAATTACACTGGAGATACTTTAGTCGTAGGTGCTCCGGATGCAGATGGCACATTCTTCCCTAACTATAAAGGTATTTGGCGTCCTGACTATGAGTATATGGAAGGAGATATAGTTAAGTTTAATAATTCTTATCATAGATTAACAAACATTGGACCTAATCAAGTTCCGGCTGATAGTACAATCAGAAGTTATAATGAAGAACCTGTTGGTTATCCTTGGGTTGATCAAGGTGATAGCACAGAAAAACTTACTGGAAAGATTTTTATATACAAGAAAAACACAGTAGGCACTTATGAACTTACACAAACTATTACTGCTGATAATTTAAGCGAGATAAGTGATATTGAAGAAGAAGTAGATATTAATATTGGTGACAAGTTTGGTTATGATATTTCAATAGATTATAGTGCTAATCAAATTGTAGTTACTAGTCCACAAGCAGATATTAATTTCCAAAATCAAGGAGCAGCATTTGTATTTAGGTATGAGTCAGATTCATCTGTAAACAGATATAGATTAAAACAAAAATTACAAAGTTTTGATAAGTTTCCAAATGAATTCTTTGGACAAAGTATTTGTATGAGTGCAAATCAAGAAATTATTGCAGTGGGTGCAAACAACAGTCCTTACAATTTACCTGCTATGTTTGACAACAGTCAAACAGCATTTGATCAAGGCCGAACTACATTTAGGAATTATGAAGGCTTCAGTGGTAGTGTTTATGTATTTGAAAGAAAAGCAGATAGATATCTACTTACTGAGAAACTTGATGCGGAACTTTCATTAAATGAATCCTTTGGTAACAGTATATCTTGTGATAAAGATATTATTGTTGTTGGTTCTCCTGATTACATTGAACCTTTACCACACGGTGTTCAATTAGCATATGAAGGTGAAAAAATAGGAACTGTTAGACACTTTAAGAAACCGGCAGGAGTCAAACCGTTGACTGTACTATCTACACAGGCTGACAATGTAGATATAGAACAAATCAAGCGTGTTGCAATTTTTGAAAAAAATGACGATGTAAAATTAACTGATTTAGAATATTTTGATCCTGCAAAACTTAAAATATTAAATGCAGCAGAAAGAGAACTTTCTTTTAAAGTTCCGTATGATCCTGCTGTGTACAGTGTCGGTACAGAAGATGTAACAGTTGATAACAATATTGCTTGGAACAGCGGAAAAAATGTTGGTAAACTATGGTGGAACATAGGTAATGCTAAATGGATTGACTATGAGCAAGGAGATATGTCTTATAGAGTTGGCAACTGGGGTACACAAGCAGTAGGAAGTACTATTGACATTTATGAATGGGTGTCTTCACCGTTATTACCAAGTGAATGGTCAGTGTTAGCAGACACAACAGAGGGATTGTTAAACAACATATCAGGGCAACCTTTGTATCCTAATGATGATGTTTACAGTGTTAAAGTTTTACTTGATCCAATTACTGGTTTAGAAACAAGTACAACATACTTTTATTGGGTTAGAAATAAAACTATTGTACCTAATGGAGTAGTTGGCAGAAATATTAGTGCATCTGCTGTTGCTAATTTAATTAACAATCCAGTTTCCGCAGGAAATACATTAATCACTTTTGTAGATAGCAACAAATTTGTATTTTACAATTACAGAAATCAAATTAATGTAGACGATACAATTTTAAATATTGAATATTATAACAATAAAGATAATAAAAATGCTGTGCATAACGAATATATGTTAATCACAGAAGGTGTAGCAGATAGTTTACCAAATGCTAAACTAGAACACAAATGGATAGACAGTTTAATTGGCTATGATTTACAAGGAAATAGAATTCCTGATACAAGTTTACCTGTGAAACAAAGATATGGTATTTCATTTAGACCAAGACAAAGTATGTTTATTGATAAACGTGGTATTGCACAAATTACTATTGAAAAGATTAACACAGTTTTAAAGAAAGAAGCATTTGCTGACACAATAAATTATACTACACTTAATAGTAAAGATGAACTTCCTTCGGAAATATTAAAACTGTATGATACTAAAGTTGACTTTTATGAAGACTTAGAAAATGTAGGTACAACAAGAGTTAAGAAAGCAGTCCTAAGTGTAAACTTAGTTGACAATGCAGTTAACAGTATCAATATTTTAGATCCTGGATACGGTTATAAAGTTGCTCCGGATATTGAATTTGAAGGTGACGGTGTAGGTGCTGTGGCAACTACAACTATTGATAACCAAGGTAGAATTAATTCAGTTAATATTATAAATGGTGGTGCAAAGTACAGAAATATAATTGCTAAAATTAGAGAATTTAGCGTACTTGTCGAAAACGATTCTACTGCAAATAATTTCTGGAGCATTTATGCCTGGGATGATCAAAGACAAGTATTTTTTAGAAGCCGCTCACAATCTTATGATACTACAAGGTACTGGAGTAAAGTTGATTGGTGGCAAGAAGGTTATGGATCAACTTCGAGAATTGTACGTGAAATTTTAAGTGTGTATCAAGAACCTACAGTTTCTTTACAAATAGGCGATCTACTTAAAATAAAAGAATATGGCGCAGGCGGATGGGCTGTATTTGAAAAAGTTACTGACAATGTAACAACAGTATTGCTAGGCAACTATAAATTAATTGGTAGACAAAATGGTACTATAGAGTTTAGCGACAGATTATGGAACACAAAAACAAGCGGAATAGGTTTTGATATAGTTGATGCATTTGATGCAGGTTTATATGATAAAGAAGTTGCATTAGAATTAAGAAATATTCTAAATGCAGTAAAAAATGAAATATTCATTGCAGATTATGCAGTGGAATGGAATTCATTGTTTTTTGCTGCTATTAGATATGTGTTCAAAGAACAAACATACGTTGATTGGGCATTTAAAACAAGTTTCTTAAATGCAACTCATAATATTGGAACTTTCAAAACTACTCCTACTTATAAAGGTGATAACTTAGAATCTTACTTACAATATATAAATGAAGTTAAACCATACAGAACTACAGTCAGAGAATTTATCAGCAAGTATGATAATACAGATAATGCAGGATTGCAGACCACTGACTTTGACTTACCACCTGTATACGATCCTGAAGTAGGTGCATTAGTAAATGTAGATGAAAATAATGAACTTATAGATACTTTCCCATACAAGAATTGGAAAGATAATAAAGGTTATAGCATTACAAGTATCATAGTAAGTGATCCTGGTAAAGATTACACTACTGTTCCTACAATTGTTATCGAAGGTAATGGTACTGGAGCAAAAGCCAAGGCTTATATAAGTAATGGAAAGGTTAGTGGTGTATCTATTGTTGAAGAAGGTAAAGGATATACCGGAATACCTAAGGTAAGCATTGTTGGCGGTAACGGAAGTAGTGCTTATACAGCAAAAGCAGTTGCAGTTTTAGGCAATGGTGCTGTTAGAACAATTAATATTACACAAAAATTTGATAGAATAACAAAAGAAGGTACTTACCAAAACTTTAATTACGAACAAACATTTACAGCAAGTGGATCTAGTTCGGTATTTGAACTACTTTATCCTTGCAGTATTGACAAGTCAAAAATTACAATCCTTAAAGATGACCAATTAGTTCTCGAAGATGAATACATTGTAGAACTTTATAATCAACTTGTAGATGGATACAGTGTTTTAAAAGCAAAAATAACATTTAAATTAAATCCTGTAGCAGGAAGTGTTATTAAAGTAACATATGAAAAGAATGATAACATCTTAGATGCTGTAAGCAGAATTACTAAATTTTACAATCCTGGCACAGGTATGAAAGGCACTGACAAAAACCAACTTATGACAGGTATAGACTTTGGTGGAGTGCTTGTACAAGGAACGACTTTTGATGTTACAGGCGGTTGGGACGCATTACCTTGGTTTACAGATAGTTGGGATAGTGTAGAAGCAGCAGCAGATTTTTATGTAGTGTGCGACGGAAGTACAAATACTGTTACACTTCCTTACGTGCCAGAAGAAGGCCAAGAAATTAACGTTTACTTAAAACGTGCAGGTGAAGAAGTATTACCTGATATTTTAAATTTACAGTTAGAAGAAGGTGTTAAAGAGCCACCAACTGTGCGTATTGACGATCCTAATTATGATGATAACTGGGATAGTAGCGTTAGAGCAAATCCAAATGCACAGATGCCAACTTTTTATGGTGATGGAAGTACGAAAGTAATAGAGATAGGAGATTACGTATCTACAAATGATGGAGATATTTTAATTTTTAGACCATCTTCATCAGACGGTAGTGTAACAATTAATGATCCTAATATCGTAGACACAAATATTACAGGCGGAACTTTATCTAATATGGCAGGAGCCTACACAACCGCAACTGGAAAACTTGCAGAAGAAATACAAATCGACGGAAGCGGTTTTGTTACACCGGAAAATGTTCCAGCACCTGAAGAACAAGTACCTGGACAAGTATTAGATAGTGTAAGCATAAAAGTTTTCCAGAAAACAGATAGTGGTGCTGCAACATTGTCTAACAAAGTTGCTTTAAGTGACGGAAGCACTGCTACTTACGACATAGGTCAAAACATAATCAACAAAGAAAATTTAATTGTGTATGTAGATAGTATTAAACAAGAGCTAGGCACAAATTATACAATTAATATTGCAGAAAATTCATTTACTTTTAACACCGCACCTGCAATTAATTCATTGATAGAGATTATTTCAGTTGGATTAGGCGGATTAGCAATTCTTGATTACAAGCAATTTACAGCAGATGGTGAAACTTTACTGTATCTTACTCAGGCAAACTACACTGAGGCATCTACAGTCTATGTTACTGTTGATGGAATACAAACTGATGCAGGGTTTGTTGAAAGCAGTGAGTTTGTTACAACGGCAGGAAAAGCACTTGTGCAATTTGGTACTGTGCCTGCAAGAAACAGCACAATAAAAATTGTTGTATTAGGTGCAGCAACAGATGTTGATAGTACATTATCATCGGTTGTTAGAGTAAACAACCAGCAAATTATACACGATGGTAGTACAACAAGTTATGATCTTGATAAGTTTGTTGCGTTGACAAGAGAAAGTGCAACATCTTCAATGGTTGTTGAACTTAATGGAAAAAAATTAAAAGGTGTAGACACAGTGTATGCAGAATACGATGGCGGAACTAAAGATTTTACAATTGGTGTTGATCCATTTGAGGCGCCTGGTGCAGTTCTACCGCAAAACTTACGTGTGTTTGTAAATGGTTTAGAAAAAGATGTAATTTCTGATTGGATTTACAGTTCAACCTTACGTACTTTAACTTATACCGGTGATTTAGTAGTTGGAGATAAAATTAAAATTGAAAACAATTTACGTGCAGAATATTCAACAGTAGGAAATAATCTACAGATTGCAAGTTCAGTAACTTTAAATCCTGGAGATATAATTGATGTTACTTGGTTTGGAGAATATCCTTCGATGAAAATTGTGCAGGATGTTCATCAAGGTGGCAAAGTTAAGTATAGACTTCCTTTCAAACCAATAAACATAAGTTACATTTGGGTATATCGTAACGGAGATAAACTAGAAACAGATAGTGATTATTATATTGATTTAGAAAGACAAAGCATATATCTAAATGATGTTGGGACTACAAGTGATATTATTGAAGTAGTATCATTTGGTAGCGAAATTTATAGATTACCTAGTGCTTGGGAAATACATAAAGATATGCTAAACGTTACTAGATATAATAGATATTGTTTAGATGACGAAGTTACCCTTGCAGCAGACTTAAAATATTATGATCAAACAATTACTGTATCAGATGCAAGTAATATTTCGCATCCAATTCCTAGCAAAAATATTCCGGGTGTAGTAAGTATAAACAATGAAAAAATTGAATTTATGGTTGTAGAAGGCAATACGTTAAAACAGTTGCGCAGAGGAGCATATGGTACAGGTATAGCAGATACTCATCTAGAAGGATCACTTGTAAGTGATCTTGGTAAAGATAACACGATTGGTTATACTGATGACCAAATACGACAAGATTTTGTAAGTGACGGAAGCAGTCAATTAATTGGTCCTTTAGAATTTGTTCCGCAAATTGCTAGTGATCCTAATTGGTTTGCAGGAACTATTCCACAAGAATACGGTAGATGTGATAGTATTGAAGTATTTGCTGGTGGAAAACGCTTAAGAAAAACAAGTTTAACTATTTTTGACGAAGCATTAGGCTCTTACAGTCCTATTGCTGATAAAACAGTTGAAGCAGAATTTGCTGTGGATGGTACAAGTGCATATATTAGATTAACAAGTCCTGTGAGTGCAGGAACAAGGATTAGTATTATAAGGAAGGTAGGAAATACTTGGTACGACAGAGGCACTACAACCGCTACTACAGGCGCTACATTGCTTGAAAATAGCACACCAATTAGTAGATTCATTGCAGACAAGAGTACCAGACTACCTGAATAAATACACTATGAAACACGAAGAGACTGATATGCCACAAAACAATGAACACAAAACAGAATCTAAAAAACCTAATGAAACAGGTGGGTTTCACTTCGAAGGTCATATAAAAATATATGATCCAAAAACACAAGAAGTGTTTGTAGATAAAAGAAACGCTATACATTATGAAAATATGAGTATTGCAATGGTAAATTCCCTGTCAAACCAAGGCAGAGGAACTATTTTCCAAATGGTTTTTGGAAGTGGCGGTACTACAGTTGATCCAACAGGACTCATTACATACTTAACACCAAATACTGTAGGTACAAATTCAAGTCTTTATAACCAGACATTTACTAAAATTGTTGATCAAAATAGTACACAGAATAATGATCCTGCTAGAAACAAAATGGAAGTTAGGCATATCAGCGGAGCAACATATTCTGATATAATTGTAAGTTGTTTATTAGATTACGGAGAACCCGATCAGCAAGAAGCATTTGATAATTCTGTTGATTTAGATGGTAATTTTGTATTTGATGAACTAGGACTAAAGTGGTATAATCCAGACGGAGATGGAAAGTTACTTACACACGTTGTATTCCATCCTGTGCAAAAGTCTTTGAATAGACTTTTACAAATAGATTATACAGTAAGAATTCAATCGTTAACTGGCTTTACGGAGGTTTAATAGATGCCTTATATTGTAAACTTTACAGATAGCGAAAACAAAACACCTATTACGGTGTATGATAATACTTCAAGCCAAGACACTAGTTTGTCTTTTCCAGGACGTAATGTTACAGGTTACGGACAAATTATTGCAGAAAACTTTTTATCATTATTAGAAAATTTTGCAAGTACAAATCAACCTGTTAATCCTGTAGAAGGACAGTTGTGGTACGATACCAATAATGGTGTACTTCAATTATGGGATAATACAAATTGGAAAGCAGCATCTAATATTCAAAAATCTCCAGTTGAACCTTCTGTAGAAGATTCAAAGGTTGGAGAATTATGGGTTGATACAACTAATCAACAGTTAAGAATTTATACAGGTACTAGATGGTTACTAGTTGGACCTAGTGAAAGTTCCTTAGATGGTTTACGTTACGGACCAGCAGTTGAAACAATTGCAGATAGTACAAACACAAATAGAACAGTTGTCATTACTTACATTGCTGATACACCTGTTACTATTCTATCAAAAGATTCTTTTACACCTAAAGTCAAAATTGCAGGTTTCGATCAGATTAAGTCTGGTATGAACATTAGTACGCCTAGTACTGATGCACAGGCTGCAGAATTTGCAAGTATATTCTTAGGCGGCAACTTACCAAAACTAATAGGAACAGCAAGTAATGCAGATGCACTTAATGTAGGCGGTGTAGAAGTAGAAGCAGGAAAATTTTTAAGATCAGATGTGTCAAACACAACTGATTTTGGTATTGCAATCAGAAACAACACAGGATTAACAATTGGTATTGATGGAAACTTTACAGTAAACACTTCATCAACTGCCGCAAAAATTTATAATAGCAGTAGTGGTTCTTCCATCGACTTGCAAACAAATAGAAATGGTGTTCCAACAACAGTAATTAGAGTTCTTAATGATAGAGTAGGGATAAACGTTGCTGCTCCAGATGCAGAATTAGATGTAGACGGTACAGTTAAAATTTCAGGACAAATTAATTTAACAAATGATAATGAAAGTATCAACCTTGCTACAGGTAGTATTGTAACCCAAGGCGGTATTGCTGTTAACAAAAACTTATTAGTGGGTGGTGCTTTACAAGTAAGTGGTAATACAACTTTACAAGATTTAAATCCAACTGTAACAGACACATATGATTTAGGTACTACTACATTCCGTTGGAATAATATAAGATCTAAAAAAATTATTGCAGATGAAATTGAAGGAACTATTAATGGTAACATTACAGGTAATGCCAATACAGCAACTAACCTAAAAAATGTAACAAGTTTTCAATTACAAGGTGATGTGATTTCAGATGCTATTAGTTTTGATGGACAAGTTGGATCATATACTAAAGTGTTTAGCACTGAACTTACTGCAAATATTATTACAACAAAAAATAATCCTGCACCAAATAGAAGTGATAAAGATGACGAAGTTCTAATTTATAGACAAAATGCATTAGTAGGAAGTGCAAGTTCGGGTCTATTGAAGACAGATAGAGATACTTTTGTAGGTGACTTAGGTGTACCGATAGGTGCAATTATGCCATTCTCAGGTACAAGTGTTCCATATGGTTACTTGTTGTGTGATGGTGGTGAAGTTGAAAGAGCTAAATTTCCTGACTTGTATGATGTAGTAGGTACACGTTACAATGGATCTGATGCGCTGAATGGGTTTGATACTTTCAGAGTACCTGACTTACGTGGCAGATTTGCATTAGGTAAACAGGATATGGATAACAATATTCAAGTTCCTGGAACAGAAGGACAAGTATTTGATAACGGTGGTGGAACTCCTGATACTCCTAGAGTTGAAGGTACTGCTCCACAAACTTTAGCAGCAACAGGCGGTTTAAGTACTGCTACACTTGATAAAACTAACTTACCTGAACACGAACATACTTTAATAAGTGAAGGTAAAGAATATTTTGCAATTAGACCAGATGCAACTACTGACCAATTTGGTCAAAATAAAGATGGTAGTGTTGTGTTTACATCTAAAATGCAATATCTACCTAAAACGTTTGGCGTGTATAAAGAAAGTGACTTTGATTTAGCACAACCGATTGGTATTATGAATCCTTTCTTAACGTTAAACTATATTATTAGATCTGGACCACCAGCATTTACAACTGTAGGAACGTAATATGGCATATCAAATTAACAAAACAGATGGATCAATTGTAGCAACAGTTGCAGATGGACAAATAGATAATATATCAACTGATATAACGTTGATTGGAAAAAATTATTCAGGATTTGGCGAATCATTAAATGAAAATTTTGTTAAATTATTAGAAAATTTTGCAAGTACAACACAACCTACTCAACCTTTAAAAGGACAGATTTGGTTTGATTCTACAGAGAACAAGTTAAAAGTTTATAGTGGCACAGCATTTGTTCCTGTAAGTTCTGCTACAATTTCTAGTACACAACCAAGCACACTTGGTGTTGGTGACTTGTGGTTTAACGATGTTGACAAGCAATTATATTTCTTTGACGGTACTGACACAATTTTATTAGGTCCAGACTATTCAGATTCACAAGGATTATCAGGATTAAAAGTAACTAGCATTTTAGATACGCTTAACCAAACACGTGTTATTACAAGTCTTTATACAGGCGGACAACTGTTAGGTATATTTTCTAAAGATGAATTCACACCAAAAAATACAATAGGTGATTTTACTGGTTCGATTAAACCAGGATTTAATGCAAGTACACTTAATAATATTAAATTTGATGTAACTGCTACAAACAGTGAAAAATTAAACAATGTAGACGCTAGTCTTTATGTAAGATCAGATACAGCAAACAGTTTACAAAACGCATTACAAATTGAAAGTGATTTAGGTTTACAATTTGGTGCAGGTGGACAGGGTGTTCTTTCTGTTAGTAATGGTGCTGTTAGAATATCTAACCAAGCAACAGGAAAAGAAATTATTGTTGATGTTAGATTTGATGCCACAACACAAGAAGAAGCAATTAAGATTGAGCCAACTACAAGAACAATCAAACTTTTTGAAAACAAACCAACTAGTAAAGTTGAAATTGATGGTAGTACAGAGATTGGCGGCGACTTAACTATACGTGGTAGACTTACTATTGAAGATGGAGAAGTTACAACTATCAGACAAACCGAATTGGAAATTGAAGATATCAATATTACTCTTGCACAAACAGGAGACAGTTCGGCAAATACAGATACTATAGCAGACGGTGGTGGAATAATTCTTAAAGGAACAAACGATCACGTTTTCCTTTGGAGTAATTTAGGATTAGCAGGCACTGCTGAATATCCTGAACTAGCAGCTCAAGCGTGGACAAGTAGTGAACACATAAATTTAGCAGCAGGAAAAGAATTTAAAATTAATGGTGTAACAGTTTTAAGTGGATCTAGTTTAGGAGCCGGTATTACAAGTATTCCAGGTGTTACTGCTTTTGGTACACAAAATGTTGTTAATGTAGGCCCTGGCACACCTCCAAGTACACAATTAAGAATCGAAAACAACAGAGTATCAACTGTAACAGGAGGCTTAGATTTAGAACTGGCCCCTGACACATCAGGAAACATTGCAGCAATTGGCGCACCTAAAATTACAGGATTATCTGATCCTACTGATGCACAAGATGCTGCAACAAAAGAATATGTTGACAATACAGTAGAAACAAGAACAATTGCATTTAGTATGGATTTATCAGATGGTAAACCTAATAGTTATATTGCAACAAACATTCTTGCTAACTTAGCGCCTCCAAGTGAAAATAGAGACGGTACATTGGCAAGAATACTTTGTACACTTATTAATAACTCAACAACTAGTTTAGAAATCAATCCGTTGATTTCACAATCAACTGCAACATTTAATACACCGTCAGGAACAGCAGATGCTGTAACAAACGTTGCTATTTCAACAGCAACAGTAGCAGCACCAAGCATTACAACAACTAGAATTATTAAGGTATTCCAGTTGTTGGCAGGTACTTGGACACACGTGTCTGATACGGTATTACCATAAGGAGAGTAGGAGCGATAGATGGCATATACAATTAATAGAAGTGATGGAACACAGTTAGTTGTACTAGATGATGGTACTATTGATACTTCTACAAGTTTAACATTAGTTGGAAGAAACTATATAGGCTACGGTGAAGTACAAAATGAAAACTTTGTTTATCTATTAGAAAATTTTAGTAATGATGCTCCACCTTCAACACCGATTATCGGACAATTATGGTTTGACAAATCTACTAACGTACTGAAAGTTTACGATTCAAGTAGCAAGTGGGAAGATATAGGTAGTGCAACACTTTCAGACAATCCTCCACAAAATTCTCCACTAGGTAGTTTTTGGTTAAAGACAACTAACAATACACTATACGTTTGGACAGGAACAGCGTGGGCGTTTATAGGGCCTGAAGATGCAGATGGTTATGGAACCACAGCAATGAAATCAGGAACTATTGTAGGCGATAACGATATTACATATCCAATTATAAGAGTTTACGTAAACGGTATTGTGATAGGAATAGTCGCAAGTAATTCATTTACAATAAAAAGCACAAATCCTGAAACAGGATTTACAGATATCGTTGCAGGATTTAACATAAGTTCGGCACATAAATTTATCGGTACATTGCAAGGTAATTCAACACAAGCAGATAGATTGACTTCACCAGTGCTTATTAACGGCACAGCGTTTGATGGAAGTTCTGATGTTACAATAAAATCAGAAACAAAGTTTCATTTGAAACGTGGCAACGGTATATTAGGACAAGATTTTGACGGTAGCCAAGAATTAACTTGGTCTGTTGATGCATCGAGTACAAATACAATTGGAAAAATTGTACAACGTGATAGCGGTGGAGATTTTGAAGCCGGAACAATAACTGCTAATTTAGTAGGTAACGTTACTGGTAATGTAACAGCATCAAGTGGTACAAGCACATTTGATATAGTAAATGCAAACAGTTTTGTTGGAGCTCAATTAACAGGTAATGCAAGTACAGCAACTAGATTTGTAACACCAAGAAATATAAATGGTGTAAGTTTTGACGGAACAGCAGATGTAACAGTACCAGCAGAAGCATCTACGCTTACAGGAACTGCTTTACCTAATACAGTTATAACTTCTAATGTAGAAAGAGTTGGTACATTAATAAGTTTAGATGTGCAAGGAAAAATTACTTTAGACAACAATTTAGAACTTAATGGAACAGGTAGTTCACATATTGCTGCAAACGATTCTATTACATTCAAAGCAGTTGATCCAGGCGATGAATATTCTATTAAATTAATTAGTAACGAAACAGCAGTCGCTGATGGTGTCGGTCCTAAAGGTGGATTGATGCCACTTACCGATCTTGATGGAGATTTAGGAAAAGCAAGTTTACGTTTTGATAAAGTTTATGCACAAACATTTGTAGGTGATGTGCAAGGTAACATCACAAGTGCTGATACTGCTACGAAAGCAACAAACCTTGCAGGCGGTGTTGCAGGCAGTGTTCCATATCAGACAGGAGCAGACACTACAGCATTTACTTCAGTAGGTGTAAGTGGATATGTATTAACTTCAGATGGAAGTGGAGCACCATATTGGGGAGCACCTTCTTTACAACCACTAACATTCGGAAATTATTTGGACGGAAATGGACGTACTGAGTTTCCAGGTAACGTTGCAGTTACACTAGATGTAGATGCGTCTACAACAAATACCGCAAATAAAATTGTCGCTAGAGACGGATCTGGAAATTTTGCAGCAGGTGTAATCAGTGCAAGTTTATCAGGAAACGCAGATACAGCAACAAGGTTAGCAACTTCAAGAAATATAAATGGTGTTGCGTTTGATGGTAGTGGCGACATTACCATTACAGCAAGTGATCCAAATGCAGTTACATTAGCAGGTGTCAATCAAACTATGTCAGGTAGTTATAGTTTGCTAACAACACCTAGTTTACCTGCACACTTAGTTAACAAATCATATGTTGATAATTTACTTGATACTTTGACAGTACAGTACGCAATATATCAAGCAGTAAGTAGTTTTACTAACCAAGTAGGAAGTTTTAATTTTAATAATAATTTCTTTTATGTATATCCGCCAAGCGGAAAAACTATGGCAGATTTTGCTGGGGGAATAGTTAGTATTTCTGAAATACATTTTGCAGGGGGCGTAGATGCCAACGATTCTTTAGGTAACTGGTTTAATTTTACAAATGCATCTAATAATGATGTTAGTAATCCTGCAGATGCAGTTAAAATTCGTGTTAGAGTACAAAATACTGAGCAAAGAGCAAAACCAAGAGCAAATTACTTGTTCTTGTGGAGGAATTAATTTATGTGGTATTTGATAGTTGAAAATAATGCAGTAGTAGGGGTACAAAATATGGAACCTAATGTTCCTGCTGGAACAACTGTACACCAAATCAGTGATAGTGACTATAAAAAATTACAAGATGATACACACTATTGGAACATTGATACATCTCAAATAGTAGCATTTGATGCAGATCATATAGCACAGCAAGAGCAAACAGTAGCAAATGGTAATGAACGTGAATTTTTAAACACCACTGATTGGAAAGTGTTGCGCCATATAAGACAAAAGCATTTAGGTATTACTACAAGTCTAACAGAAGCAGAATATACAGAATTAGAACAGCAGCGTGAAGCAGCAGCATCTAGGATAATTGAATAAATATAGTATAGGAACAGGATAAAAATATGGCATATCAAGTAGACAAATTTAATGGACAGTTTCTAACATCTGTAGAAGACGGAACTATTGATACTACTACAGATATAAGATTTGTAGGAAAAAATTACGCAGGTTACGGAGAAGTTCAGAATGAGAACTTCTTGCATCTACTTGAAAATTTTGCAAATACTACACAACCACCAAAAGCAATTATGGGTCAAATATGGTTTGACTCTGCAAACAAAAAATTAAAATATTATGATGGTGTAAAATTTAAAGCAGCATCTGGTGCTGAAGTTTCAGATACAGCACCTTCCGGGTTATCCACAGGTGATTTATGGTGGGATACTTCTGCAAAACAACTATACGGCTGGGATGGCTCACAGTTTATTCTAGTAGGACCTGAAGCATCACCGGATCTAGGTGCTAGTGGTGTATCAGCACAAGTTGTAAAAGATGTTGGTAATACTAACCACAGCATTCTTAAAGTCCAAGCAGGCGGTAAAGTTGTAGGTATTATTTCACAAACAGAATTTAATCTTAACAATACTGTTAATCCAATTGATGGATTTGATCTAATCAAAAAAGGATTTACTCTTGTAAACACTAGTAATGTTGGAATTACAACAGCGGATTATTACTATTGGGGAACAGCAGCCTCTGCAACAGGACTAGTAGTTGATGGTAATTTTGTTGCAGCAGATCAATTTTTAAAGTCAGGTAGCATTGTATTCAATGACAGAATTAAATTTGGTGATGACGGAATTAGAATTGGTGATGATAATGATTTTGATATCTATGTAAAGAATGAAGATCAAATCAC